CGTGCGAGTGGTTGGGCGTGGTGGAGCCGGTCGAGGATGTCGGGGCGGTCGGTGTCGAAGGCTTCAATGAATGCGTCAAGAATTTCTCCCATTAGATCCATCCAAACTTTCGTGAGCAGCCCGGCCAGGCGTTCCAGCCGGATGAGGCCAAGACTTTCTCGGCCACTGCGATCTGTTGTTCCCTCGAGGCTTCCCACGGATGGGCGGCATAGTCGCCACCACCAAAGGACAGCCAAGTGGAATATGAGCGTTGGTGCATGAATTGGAGGCCGCCTCCGAATCCGTTGCCGGTGTTCGCTGCCCAGTTGCCGCCGGTTTCGCATTGTGCGAGTTGGTCCCAGTGTGATCCGTCGCCCTGGTCAAAGTTCGGGACCGGACTTGGAGCCGTTGCTGTGGTCGTGGTTGTGACTGTGATGAGGTAGGCGTCAAGGTCGGCCAGCGCGCGCGCTGCATTGTCGGAGAAGTCGTAGCCGACAGATTCGACCGGTTCAGCCTTTAAGAGTGTGATTTCGATTTCGGTGTTGGCTGGTTGTGAGCAGCGGGCGAAGATGACGGTGGCTGCTAGGAGGAGAAGTATTGCTAGACATCCGGCGATTGTTTCTTTCCAGTGGCTTTCGGTTTCATCCATTGCGGGTTTCCTCGAGTCTTTCGTGTGCAGCTGCGACAAAGCACGGCTAGCACTGGTTGTGGGGTCGAGTATTCGTTGGCACATTTTGGGCAGTGCCAGTCCCGATGTTTGTTTGCCGAGGTCACGTCAGGGTTCGGGAGCGGTCGTAGATGGGGAAGGGGACGTTGTCTGGGTCACGTCGAGTCCAGTTGGCGAGTTTCTGGGCGATCTGGAAGGCGTCGGCGTGATTGTTTGATGTCGCCAGGGTGATCCGGTTCTTTCCCATGACGGCTTCGATGAGGAACAGGTTTCGGTGGTGGTCGGTGCGGATGAGTAGGTGCGCTTTGTCCATGTCTGGTCTTTCGAGTTGGTGAAGCAGCCCCACCACAGGTCGGGTTTGTGGTGGGGCTGCCTCGAGGTCAGGCGTTCTGTTCTGCTGCTTCTATGGCGTACATCAGAAGCCACATTTGGAGCGCCTGGCGGATAAAGGTGGATCGGTTCACACCCAAAGTTTCAGCGGCCAAGTCGATTTGGTCGATGAAGTCTTCGTCTAGTTGTGCGCCAATCAGTCGCTTTGCCATGTCACATCAGGTCGTCGGCGGAGATGCTGGCCGGCTTGGGTGGCTGGTATTGGGCGACATACTTTTTCGCTGGGTTCAAACCAACCTTGGTGGGCGGTTCGTCTTCCTGATATTTGACTGCCAGGATGCCGCCGGCCTCGAGGTTGCAGTCGGCCTTGGTGAGGGCGTCTTTAATTGCGCCAAGCATGAATCCTTTGGCGAAGATTCGTGTTTCTTCTTGAGTGTCTTGGTCGATGCCGGTGAAGACGAACTGCATTTTGGGTTTGCCGTCTGCCCAGGTGATGGGTTCTCCGGTGATGAAGTCCGTTTGCTGCCGCTCTTCAAGTCCGGTGATTTTGATTTTGACCAAGTCGCCGATGTTCGGGAACTTGGCAATGTTGCCGCCACCTTTGCGGGTAAGGGCCTCTGCTGCTGTGTTGTCAAATGTCACTGTTGGGTTTCCTTGTCTGTCGAGGAGCCATGTTTCATGGCTGTCACAATGTCGCCTTCCAGTCGACAACCGTTCTCATCCCACATTGGGACGAGGTCGAGGTTGTTGATGGCTTGGACGATTCCGAGAGCCGCTTTGGCCTCGGCCTTTCGGAGAGTGCCGAAGGCGTCTCCGAGAGAATGGTGTGGGATCTTTTGGTCGGTCGCATTGTCTAGCACCGTCCAAGTCAGCTCGTCGTCGCGATGGACAGCGAGGTCGATGATGGCTTGGCAGATGAGGTAGCGGCGTAACGCTGGGATCCCTTGTGGCGGTGAGAGTGCGAGGGATCGGCCACAGATTTTGGCGTCGTCAAGAATGTTTTTTACCCAGGAGAGCGCTTCTTCTGACAGTTCCATTGCCCGTTCGTTGAGTCGGTTGACGATGTCAGTGTGGATCAGGGTGTCGGTGCCGTCATTCACAGCCCTTCGCCTAGTCGATTTCTTGGGTGGCACTGGGGGCGGGTTGAGGTCGGGCAGTGATGCGAAGGGGAGGCCGAGTTCTTTTTCGAGTACGTCGAGTACGCGTGAGATTCCGTCTCCCTGATCCAAGGTGATTGGGTCGCCTGATTTGAGGGTGGGGTGATTGTCGGGCCAGGCGTCGGCGAGTGCTTGGGCGTGGCCGTCAACGATGATTCGGGAGATCCGGTCGAGTGTCGCAATTCGCCACGGATCGTCCACATGTTGCACTTGTCCCGGCCGCTGCCGTCCGTACAGAGCCGCTGTGGCTTGTTGTGGGGTGAATGGGTGGATGGGTGTGTATTTGCGGAGCCGGCGTACCTCGAGGGCTGTGTGCAGGGCCTCTGTGCCGGCCTCGAGGTCCAGCCAGTGGAGTTCGGCGAGGCCGGAGCCTGGTTGACAGTGGATGATGATTCCCGCCGATTTGGAGACGTTCGGCATTGGGTCGCGTACGTCTTCGGAGCCGTCTTTCGCTGGGCCTTGGGTGTAAAGGTTGGAGGCGTTGGCGTAGATCGACAGCTGTATGGCAAAGCCGAGTCCGCCATATTTGACGGAGGAGCCGGTTTTGAGGTCGGAGACGAAGATTTCTTCGCCATCGGTGAGGAGGAGGTCGAAGGTTCCAGCCACTTCGATTTCATCGTTGACCACAATTCGTTCGGTCATGCCGTCGACGAAAGACAGTCCAGCGTCGGCAAGGGCGGAGAGGACCGCTTCAATGTCGGCTTGGTATGGGTCGGGGGCGATGAACGTGGGGTCTTTGAGGCGACGTTCGAGCAGTCCGTGGACAGCGGTTCCGAGGTCGCGTCGGACTGTCGCTCCTCCTGCTTCGGACGCGCGCTTCACCAAAGAGTCCAGCGTCTTTTTGTCGTCTTGTGGGGTGGTGGCGACGAGGGCGACGAGGTCTGGTCGTAGTCCGAGGCCTATGGCGGTCATTCGGGAGTTCCAGGCCATGAGACTCGAGGAGTCATCCAGAATCTTGGAAACCGTCGTCGCCCTGGTGTAGCCGACAAGTTTCCCGCCTTGAGGGGGGAGGACTTGGTAGCGGCCCCAGCGGTCCCGGCGGGTTTCTTGGGTGGGCTGGTTGAGGCTGTTGATTGCTTCAGGGTCTAGCGTTGTCATTTGAGTTTCTCCTGGTCGGGTTGGAGGTTGTGATGTGGCCGTTGGTGTTGTCGCTGTTTGAGCTGCTGGGTGTGTTTGGTATGTGGCAGGCCGGTCGGGGCCGGTGGTGGGGTTGGTTGGTGGTGATGTTGCATTCGTGGCCGTGGGCCATCTACGCCATCGTCTCGAACCAACCGGGGTTCCTGTTTATGTTTGTGATGTGGCAGGTTGTGAATGGTTGGAACTGCTGGTCGTGGTTTCATCGTCCTCGGAGCCTGTGACAGTCGCGCGCATTGCCCGAGATTTGATCGTGCGTTCGTTGCTGAGCCGGCGTTCCTCGACGATGCGGAACATGATTTGATGGTGCAGCTGCTGGACTGCCTCGGCTGTGGACTTTCGGATCTTGGTTTTAGAGATTTGTAAAGCGCGCGCGTCAGGGTTGCCGTTGATGTGGCGGGCGATCTGAGTTTGGGTGCAGCCGTGTTTGAGAAGGTCGTTGATGAGGCGCCAGGTGGGTTTGGCGTCGACGAGTGTTCCGCCAGCTGCTCTGTGTCGGCCGACAGCCAAGATCCGGTCGGCTGTTTTGGGTCGGATGCGAAGAAGCTGCCCTGAGGCGATCTTTTGAATGGTGGACAGGGCGACTCCGGAGGTGGCGTGGATTTGCCGTCTCCCGACTCCTACTTGGCGGAGCCATTGGATGTGTTCTCGAGTTTCGGTGGCGTCAATGAAGATCACTGCTGGCGCTTCGATGCCGTAGGCGACTCGACGTTCTGTTCTGTCTCGTTCTCGGGCGTAGAGCCGATTGGCGATTGTGCAGGGTTGGCAGCGGCATTTTTCGACAACATATTTGGCTCGGGTGCCGTGTTCCCTGGTCATCGTTTGTTCCATTCGGCTCGAAATCGGGAGTTGCAGAGGCGGCAGTCGGAGCAGCGACAGCCGACCGCATAGCGGCGACGTGTGCCATGTGGAGCGTTCGGGAGTTTGATTCCCTGTTCGAGCCGGTAAGCACGTCGGTCTTTTTCCGTCATGCCAGCCCAGATCCCATACCGTTCCGGGTTGTAGATGACGTACTCGCGACAGTTGTCGATGACTGGGCAGCTGTTACAGATGGCTTTGGCCCTGTTCATTTGGGTGGTGTCGCCACGGTTCACGAAGAACAGGTCGGTGCGGCCTTTGCACGCTGCCCGGTCTGTCCAGGTGTCGACGAGGTCGACGTGTTGGTCGGGTTGATTCACTCGTAGAAGCCGTACTGTTTGAGGGTGGCGTTTTCGGCTTTGAGGTTGGCGATCATGTTTTCGAGGCGTCGGATCTCTTCGAGCTGTGCGGCGATGATGTCGGCGGCGTCGAGGACGAGTTCGAGGTCGGGTTCGTCTGTTTCGGCGAGTGCTGTGAGTTGCTGACAGAAGTTGTGGATTGTGGTGTCGGTCATCGTTTGTTCCCTTCGATGAGTGTGATGAGGGTGTCGAGGGTGCAGGTGACATACCAGGAGGCGGGGTTGCCTTTGCCACGGCGTTTGTGGATCACGATTCCGGTTTCTCGGCCAGCGTTTCGGGCTTGGATGGCGACGTCGTCGACCCAGCCGGAGAGGTCGAGGCGGGCATGGTTTTTGACTTGGATGGCCGGCCAGTTTTTGTCGGGGACCCAAATGTCGCCACGGTCGAGGGTTGCGCCGGCTGGGACACGCTCGGCCTCGAGGCCTCGGACGTTGAGATAGTCGGTCACTGCTCGTTCGGCGGCTGACCCTTTGGCCTTGTTTGGGTTGCTCACAATATGCCTAGGGTAATGAGCCAGATCCAAAGCATGGTCACTCCGACGAGGGTGAAGATTGCTGCCATTGAAAGCCAGTCGGATTTCATCGGGACGTTTTTACCGGCCAGGCGAAGATGGCGATGGCGGCGAGTGCCAAGAGGACTGTGAGTCCGAGGACAGGGCCGATGGCGTCGTGTTGCGCTGTGTTTTCGACGAGGGTTGGGAGGAGCATGAAGGCGGTGAGGCCGGCGAGGAATTGCGCTGTTTGTTTCATGCTGCACCTTTCGGGGTGTGGTTTGTCGGGTGGTTGCTGCTGTAGCCGGTGTAACTGTCTGGGCAGGTTTCCCGATGGTCCAGATAGTCTTGGGCGCCTTCTGTGGTGCGGTCGAAGGATTGTTTGCATTGGAGGCAGCGGATGACATTGGGTTCGGTCACAGGTCTACCTCGAGGTCTTGTCCGATGAGGACGATGACTGGGATATCGGAGAGGCTAGGTGCCGACGGTTTCGGTTTGTTGGATTGCCGGATCTGATGGGCGAAGAGGAGAGCTGCTGGGATGAGGCAAATGGCAGTCCACATCAGTGGGCCTTCGCGATCTCGGCTTCGAGTCCTTCGATGGAGAGTTCGTTGACGTCGGTGTTTTGGATGTAAAGGCGGACGTTGATGATGGCGTGCCAGAAGTTGTCGTCGTTGGCGAAGTCTTGCGGGTGGAGCAGGTCGACGACTGTTTCGGCGAGGATTTCGGCTTGGACCAAAGCTGTGATGTAGAGGTCTTCGATGTGGTCGGAGGGTTCGTATTCGTCGTGGATGTGTTCGACGTTGCCGATGATGGTGGCGTATTCGTCGGTCTTTTCCTCGGCTTGGATGAGTTGTTGGAGGAGGGTGTCGAGTTCTTTGATTGCTGACATGTCGGGGTTCCTTGTCTGTTGGCTTTTCTTGTGTGTGGGGCGGCTGCTCCACATGAGAAGTTTTAAAGGATCGTTTAAAGGATGTCAAGGATCTTTTTTGGGAATGCAGAAACCCCAGCCACGGGGCCTGGGGGAAGGCTGGTGGCTGGGGTTTCCGGCATCCGATTCGGTTGTGGTTCTCAGAGTGCGTGGCGGTTCGCCTCGAGGGTCCATTCGACACCCAGGGGAGGGAGGTGTCGTCGTCGAATCGGGGATCTAAGGAAACGTCTTGAAGGTAGGGACGATGGATGGCGAGTCAATCGGGCCAAACCTGTCCGACGCGATGGACGTGAGGACAGACAGTCCGGCAGCAATGGCGGCGGTGGCGGCCAGTTGCACCCAGTCGAGGGTCAGCCAATCCATTTGGGAGGCGCCGGCCAAGGCGACAAAGGTTTGGGCGAAGGTTTTGATGGCACGTTCTACGAGCTGCAAAACGAAGGATTTGGTGAACATTACGGTTTCCAATCTGGGCTTGGGTAGGTCTGCTCGTCAGGGTATTCGTGTTCTTCCGGATCGTATTCGTCCGGTTCCTCTTGAGGGTGGGTGACAGGAATGATGTCGGGTTCGATAGTGATGGTCATTCTTCCTCCTCGTCTATCCATTCTTCCTCATCGGCTTCGACGTCGAAAGAGACAGCGATGGCGGCAGGGTTCAGGAGTGATCCGAAGAGGCAGTCCAGATAGCCGGCGGCGTCGGTGATTGAGTCTTTGAGCTGTTCGGCGTTGAAGCCTTCTTCGAGTCCACGCGCAATCCTTCCGAGCTTCATACAAATCATAAACATGATGCCGGCGTTGACGTCGATGACATCGTCACCCCATAACGAGTTAAAGAGGTTGGTGACGCGTTGATAATCCTCCCAGGGCGGCCCGTAGGCTCGGCCCCTGTCACCATGGACCAGGGCGAAGCCGTCGAGGAGGATTGAGGGCCAGGCGGCGTCGAAGTATTCGTCGACTTCGGGTTCTTCTTCCATGTCGGGTTCCTTATGCGGAGTGGATGTGTAGGTCGCCCCAGCCTCGAGGTCCGTAGCCGGTCCCGATGCCGAGGGTGAGAAGTCCAGCGGGTGAGTTTTGGCCGCTCATGTCAGTCCACCATGAAGAGCCACCATCCATCGCGGGTGCTTGCATGAAAGTCCGGCCAGAAGTCTCTGAGCAGATGAAGTGGTGATAGTGGCCGGTGATGAGGATGTCGGCGTCTGCGATTGGTTGGCGTCCCATGACTTGGCCTTTCCACCAGTTTTCGAGTTTGGCGGCTGGATGGCCGGAGGCGCCGGCTTTATGGCCGTGGGCGAAGGCGACTGGAATTCCGGCGATGTTGAGGACAAGGTTGTTTCCTGAGGCGAGGACGGTGGTGCAGCTGCCGTAGCGTTCCTCGTTGGCGTCAAGGATTTCGGCAACCTGCTCCACCACGGCGAGGTCGTCGTTGTCGGTGGTGCGGGTGAAGGATTTTCCGTTCAGCCGGTTTTCGCCATGGTTGCCAGGAACAGCCGCTAGGACGATTCGTGGGGTGAGGCCGAGGACGTTGTCGACGGCTCGGAGGATGAGTCGGCGGGCGAGGCGCATTTGTTCACGCCTGTCCAAGTCGACGTTGAAGGTTTGGCCGGGGTAGTGGCCGGTGCATTGCTCCACCAAATCGCCGAGGCCGATTAGATAGACAGTGTCGACGGGTCGGCCTGCTTTTTTGAGTTCTTTGATTCGGGCTGGCAGATAGTCGAGGGTGCGGCAGATTCTTTCCACGGTTTCGGGGGTGCCGCCATTTAGCTCCCCAGCCTTTCCGAGCTGCCAGTCGGCTATGAGGACTACCAACGCCCGGTCGGGCCTCTCAGGGCCTTTCAGGGGCTTCACAGGGCGCCTCTTCTCCACTAGGCGGCAGAGAGCGTCCACATCAGGTCGGTCATAGTCCAGTTCACGCGCGCGCAATGTCGCCCGGTAGTAGCGAAGCCGCCGGCCGTCATGAGTGTCCCACGCCCGAACTTGGACAGACCCTTCGACCACTTCAGTGGTGAGCGGATCCAAGCCCCAGTCGGCGACGAGTTCAGACCACACCCCAGTGGTCGGGTCGGCCTCGAGGGGTGGAGTGGTGAGGGTGCCTTCTCGGCCGTTCCATGCGACGCCTGGTTCCCAGCCTTGCGGATGGTTTCGTCGGGGCCGTGATCCTGCCGCTACCTCGTCAGCGAACGAGGCAGTTTCGTCGGTGTTTTCGGATTGAGTCGCCACGGAT